GGGCCGTCGTTCTACAGCAGATTTTAGTCTAGCTGTTTACCCTTGCAACGAATAGATCAAATTAGGATTGATAATATTTGTTTTATGGATTTTTGTATTTTTGTTTATTTACGAAAAATATTTGTAAAACACATAGAGCAGCGATCAGGTACACGGGGGTCGAATTGTGTATATCTCATGAACTATGTGAGTGAACGTATAATGTAATATATATACTAAGGGGCGATTGGTAGTGCTCTAGGCCGTAGTATCGAAGTCAACGTAGTCAGCAATACCGTGCGATTGTTTCCACCGGTAGTCAAAAGACTCAAAGGTTCCAAGATGAATAGGCACCTTATGCTCAACAATCGCACGCTCCACGAGAGAAGTGAACTCGTCAAAGTACTCCTCACCGTGAGCATACGCCATTTCCTGTGCGTCTCTGATGTTAGACTGCAACGCATAGGTGCTATCAATTCCAGAACGAACCCAATTTGTCAACTCTTGGATCGTGATCTTATCCATGGCAAAATGCCATTTCGTCGGAAACCTAGTATCCCGGACGAAGTTGCTCTTCAAAAATGTAACATCTTCGAATGGAGTTTCGAGACTAGTGCCAAAAGTCGCGTTCTTATCAGCTGGGGTGTATTTGTAGCCGAATCGATTGAGACATTTGACGCGAGTTTGGATGTTCCAATATTTGAAGAACATCGTGGAGGTGGAATCCACAATGTCGTCTCCGTAAGTAAATATCTGAGTATTCTCACGGAAGGTGTTCAGATTCCAGGAACTGACGGTTGCGCGATCGATGTTGGTTGATTTGACAAACAGGTCTAAATTCCGAATGATGAACAGGAAACACATTTTCTGCCTGTTACGGTGTCCGATTGTGTTCCAAGGAGTGGTAAATTTGGAACCCGAAGGCATACCACTCGTGGAAAAGTAAATGATGTTAAGATAAACGTGAAACCTACCATTAATATTAGTAACTAGGGTCTCCATGACCACGATCTCGGCATCTTTTTCACTCTCGCTGGGCCAGGTGTACAACAAGTTGGTTAAATAGATGTACACTCTAGCACACATAGTGCTCTCATACGCTTGAAAGGCTCCATCCCATGCAGACACGTCCATACAGGAGAAATGGGGATGTTCAAGGAGCGCGTTGATGAGAAGCGTCGCGTCCACTCCATGGGTATCCATACCCGGAGCGAATCCAATGTCTCGACCGTGATGATAGAGGAAACTATCTATGCATTGAAAATACATTCTTAAAACTATGAGCCATGCGATGTTATGTCCAGAGAACATTCTCGTCTTACCTTGCTCGATCTTGTTGAGCTTCCTCCGTTCGTCCTTAAGCCAATCTGTGAAAAAGTTCAGAACACAGACCCCGTCGTTCTTTGCGGCGAGTATGATTCTATTAATCCACTTAGAGAGTAGGGGGGTGGGAGAATATAATTTTCTCCCATCCTCATCTTCTCCAGTGAACTCAAAGAGCCATGCTCGACTCGAAGCGCCGGGTGGTCGAATTGCTGTGAATGGAAATCCCTCGGATGTATTCATTTGGATGGGGTCAATGAAACCGGGGACGCCATTAATGGCTTCGTGTACAGTCAATACACGCATAGGACCTTGATAGTTCGCAGAGTTGTAGCACGAAACTATCTCTCGAGCCGTGTGCTTCCAGACTTCCTCCTGAATCTCTTTCGGGAATGGGGGGAGGGTGTGAAATTTCTGGCCCGCGATAACATAAGGATTCTTTTGAGTCAGGTTTCGCGGGTCGTTTGGGTCGAGGACTGAAAATTCGGTCTCATGTTTGAAGACCTTGTCGAATAGTACAGAAGGTACTAAATCGGATTTTGTTGGGATGTGGGCAGGTTTGTTAATTTTGCCAATAGGGTAGTAAGCGGTTCCTGACGGTATGTCGATATTATGACGGACATCATACGTCAGTTCGATACCAAATTCTGAAAGATCGTCTTTGATATCGGGAAGCGATTGAACAATGGGTTTATCCTTGAGGGCATAGTCCCACATCTCCTTAGACAACATATCTGAGCCACCAGCGATAACCTTTAGGTGACCAAAGACATGTAATCCAATGATGCCACCGTTCGAGCCTACATGCTCCGAAACGAGTGCACCACCACACATGCCACTCATGGTTGGTACGTTGTAATACCAAGTCGCTCCTGACGCATAATAATACTCTTCACCTTTTTCGTGAAGCATATACAGGCAGGATCCTTTAAGTGCAAGATTGGGAATGGCAATACGGGAGGGGATTCCAGTGTCGGGGTGACAGTAAAGCAGAGAAGCTGGTTTACCTTCAGCAGTTCGAATTGGCACTGGACGAGAGTCACCATCAGGTCGTGAGGCGGAGATGAGATAATTACGAAGGTCCTTGAACACAGGTACTTGCTGATTTCGGAGCAAGACAAAGCAGGTGTCGCGGACAGTATTAACTCTATCCTTGTGATTGATGTTCGGGAGATTGAGAATATCCTTGCGGATATCAATCTCACACAAGAAGGTCTCACCTAAACGAGTGATGGAAACCAAAACTTTTCCGGAAATTTTCCCTACAAAAAGATGGGAGGGCATAGCGATTATTCTATCACAAATTCCTAAATAATTTACTCTAGAGATGGTATTTGCTATTCTAATGATTCCGGAATTGGCTACTACCTTTTCGCAGAGAGCATCAAATCCTGATGACTGGGCAACTTTGTCGTCCAGTTTGTCGCCGGGTGGGATGTAAACTTCATCGGCTTTGGTAGATTCAGGTTTGATGACTGCGCCGGGAGCCACGTCGGGTATTGTCTCTATTAGCAAGTCTATTTCGTCCTCTGATAGTGTACTTTGTGGACGAATTCTGATCGTTCTGGTAGCGCGGCTTGCTTTGTCGTTACCATATTTCTGAACGGTCAGTGTCACATTTCGGGATGTCTTGGCAGCTTTGGAAAGGGCGTAACCGCCTTCGACAATGATCTCATCAAAACCGATCTTGTCTGGGATTTCATCTTCCAGAACGGAGACCTCAGACGGGCGGCCTCTCATCAAGTCGGCTTTGGCTTGGTTCTTCTCCTTCTTGTGGCAATTGGGACATAAGAGGGGGAAAAGAGCGCTAACGTCAGCAGTGTGACGTGCGTGGGTATGACCATAGGGGCGAGAACAATTAATACAGAGATGAACATGATAATAAGGTTGTCCATCCTGGGGGACGTCTGCATGTTCATGAGTCTGAATAGCCTCAGCGACAGGTTGTTCCTTGTCTTTCTTGGGTGGCGATTTCATGCCAAACCAGCCTCCAGCTCTTTCATTGGTGAGCTGCTTAGAAATTCCTTTCATAGCAGTGGCAGAAAGAGGGAGAGCGAGGGGAACTGGGGCAGCTCCAAATATACGATTGTAAAAGAATTTGAGAGCCCAGACTGTGCCGACGAGTGCCAGCATGACAGGGATGACATCCATGCAGATTACCCACAATTTTGAAGTGAGGGGGACGTCAGAAAACATATAATTTACTATTCTAAAGTTGAGAAAGAAATTTTTGACGCGGGCCCAAATCCGATTCAATAATGAAGGGGCATCGGTAGGAAATGGGTCGTGTGGGGGAACAAACTCCGGAGTGAAATTATCGCGGAGTCCAGCCATAGGGGCAAATTGTGAGTATAGTTCCACGAAGAAGTCGTGGATAACTGTAGAGGTGTACTTGGGGTTGATCAAAACAGAAGCAGCACCATACTGGAAAAAGCGAGTACTCCAAAGAGAACTCACAAAATATAGTGCCACTGTGGACCACATCATTCCAGGTAAAAGTGGAACATTATACCACGTCCAACGCATCCAATGTATGACTTTGAAAGGGTCAAATAGTCCGCGGAAGACCATGATATTTGCAAGGGCGGCTCGCATAGTGGCTTGCTGTTTGTCGGCAGGTACGAAAGTTGAGATGAACCACCGAGTCCAAGTAGCTCCAGCAAGGAAGGGGACAAAAGGGATGGGAATGGTAAACTGGCGGCCAAATAGAGTAGGCTCCCACCATCCAAAGATGACATAGCCAAAAACAAACTCTCCAGTGTTTAACATAGAAGAGAGTGCAGCCATGGTCTCGTTGAATATGGCAGCCCAATCGTCCGCATCACAAAAGACAGGATGTGAGTAACGGGGACCATCTTTATGTGGGGGGGATTCCCAAGTGGAAGTGCCAGTGTGACGCCACTTATATTTTTGAGTGAAAAGGTGGCGTTTGAGAAGTTCCTCAGCTTGGTCAAGTTCTTCTTCGCTGAGATCACTGGGATTGCGATTTCGTTTTTCGACAAGAAGACGATAATTTCGCAAAGCTTGTTGGTAAGCAGCGTAGTCTATTCTCTCGTCTTCTTCGGCGGTCGCAGCTACCTTCACTAGCGCGTTCGAAAGATAAAGTTGGATGGCGGCTTTCTCTCTCTCATCTGTGGCAGTGGACTTCATTCGGGTGAGGAGAATGGCGAGGATACGAGCATGAAACTTGTTTTCCTCTTTTAGAATACAGTGCGTGACATGGCGTTCGTCACCGATGTAAGATGTAATTTCCATCATCAACTGTATCCTATTATTGTCATCAATAGACATTTTCCATTCTATGTTGGTGACACCTCGTTTGAGATCCT